ATATCCATTGGCCCATCAGCAAGTAGAGGATAGGAGGTGTGAGATATGAGAGTGATAGGAAAAGAATATTTCTCTCCGTACTCTGTTTCAATTAATTCAGGATTTCCTCTAAAGGAAAATACTGCAGTCTGCCCTGGAGGGACTTCTTTCATGCATGGCTTACTTCCAAAGCCAAAGCTATCTTTCGTCATAAAATAAGATAAGCACCCCGTAATATAAAGACAGAACAACCTTAAGTAGTCAACTCTAGGTTGTTAACCTATGGCAAAAGGCGATACATTCTTTTTACGAGCTCGAATAGACATTGGCGCATCCACTGCAACATATCAAACCGATTCAATAGACATTTCTGCATATACGGACCCTAGTAGAGGCCGTGTTTTGGTTGTAGACAGAGGTTTTGTTACATTTACTGGTGATGGACCAGCTCCATTAATCGAAGCAGACATCAATACAAGTGCAGCAAGTCGTGCATGCATGACTCAAGCACTCTCGGAAGTACAAACGGATCTCGTATCAGTAGGCGCTAATAACGCTGTATTTATGGAAAATACCCTTTACGCAGCTACCGATGGCACTTCATTTACTATGCTTGACCAAATGCAATCCCTTAATCCTATAGAATATACCGGAGGATTTATCATACCTACAGACCAAATTTTCGTTGGAGCAAAGGTAGATGCCACATGGGCCGGAGCAATCAAGGTTAATTACTTATTTGAAGTTCACACAGAAACTTTATCATTAAGGCGTATTCAGGAATTGTTAGTAAGTCTCACCGCTAACTAATACTAATGTCTAAATTTACCAAGCGTGAATTGGAGATTATGGTCTCGGCCCTTGCATTAGACAAAGGCCTAGACTTCCTAACTGGAGGTAAAATAAACAAGTGGAGCCGTAAAGCTGCAATTAAAATAGTTAAAACTACTTTACCACTTGCACTTAGAGCTACTACAAGTATTGGTGGTAGTACTCTTAGAGCAGCCTTACCACTAGCAACTAACCCATATTTGGCAGGAACTGCTTTAGGATTAGGCGCTTTACAGACAGAGCCAGGACAACAATTACTAGAGATGGCAGAAGACAGAGGGCGAATGGATCGTATTAGATTCGAACAAGCTTTAACTGATTTAGAAGTTGGAGTTAAGTCTAAGGTAAAGAAAACTAAATCTAAATTCAATTCAATGGTATCGAAAGGGATGAAACAAATTAAAGCAAGTACAAATTACGGTAAAAAAGGAATTATTAATGCACCAAAGAAGGCTTTTAAGGTAGTTGTAGCGGCTGCGAGTGCTGTAAATAGGGGTAAAAAGGTACCCAAAAGCGGACTTAAGCGTAAATTAATGCTATTAATGAGGAAAATATAATGAAAAAAGACTTTGTAATAAGAGGACAGACAGCATCAGGTGAAACTGAAATATTAGAATTTGGAGGGCATAAAGAGAATTATGCATATAGATTAGTAGAGTTTAGTTTGTATCCTAGCACTGGAATAGGCTCAGGTGATAGTGAACAAGTAGGAAGTATTACTGCTGGAAAAACAGCAATAGCTCCAACAGACGTTAATTTTAATGATGAGGGATTGATTGGTACTGCTTATCTAGGGATAGATGATGATCATAGGTTCCCATCTTATTATAACTCTGTAATTAATGATACATTTTTAATTACACAAAACTTGATCCTTATGGTTCAAGATACCTCATCTGCAGGAACTCCAATTAATTGGCAATGTAGATTTGTATCTGAGAAAATGACTGATGCAGCAGCAGCAGTACAAAACTTTAGACAATTCTCAATATTCGATGGCTAGTAAGATTTACAACATTGAATTACCAAATTGGTTTAATGATTCCAGGACAGTAGAACAAATGCTAGTCCGGATCGTATTAGCTATAGTAAGTTATAATTGCATATTACCATAGGTTGCAGGGCGAGAAGGGCGCTGTTTATCTTTCCAGCGACCCTTTCCCCCACTTTTCCTTTCACTCCTTCTAAAGTTTCTTAGAATGAAAGTGACTGTAATACATCAGTACAGTAATCACAGAGTTGTAAACCGTGTTTGTACTTCTTTACATGGGTATATCTATATTCTTGCAAACAAAGACTACATCTTCTTTTCATTGTTCTATCTCTAACCAATAGGCTCCAGTGTCAAATCTAGTTAAAGTCCAGTTACTATCTGCATAATGTTTCTTTAATGCTTTATGTAATGAGTACTCTTTATCATTTAATCCATTAAATAATTGTTTAGCACTCTGACACTTACTCTGCCAGTCCATATCCATTGGCCCATCAGCAAG